GCATATCTGTCTCGCGCGTCAGATAACTCGACTTCGCGAACAGCAAGGCCGCTTGTTCGATGTCGTATGGTAGATCCCGCTCACCTAGAGCGATCTGATTGGGTCCGTAGTACCCAGCGCTGTACGTTATTCGGATGTGTGGGCGGCTGTTGCCCTTGAAGGGTGGGCGTGACACCGTGTTCCATCGCGTCTGCTGTGCGTCCGCCCACGCGCCTCGCCTGTTGAACAACATCCCCCTCTCCCCATCCAGAGCGTAATCTAGGGGATCGTACAGCTCGGGGGCGCCGTCTGCGTCCAGGGCGTCCACCCGTGTGACCACGCGCACGGGGTGCGCGGGCAGTACGAGGTATCGGCTCGACCCTAGGCCCTGCGACTCAAATATTAGCCCCGAGCGGAAGCACAACTTGCGACCCACGTAGCTCTCCACGCGATCCGTAGCAGATAGCAGCGCGCGCAGAAGCGGGCCGTCTTGGCTACTGTCGAGAGGGTCTGATAGAAGCTCGTCCTTGAGCGTCTGGAGCGTAGATAGCGCGTATTCACCGATCGCCATGGGATATCCTCAATAAAAAAGCCCTAACCACACAATCAACAATCGTGGTTAGGGCTTCTGTTCCTACTCGCGCAGGCTCAGGAGAACAGGTCGCACCCGCGCTCGCGCAGGATCTGGACCAGGCGAGCCCGGTCCTTCGCCTTGTGCAGGCCCCGACGGTTCACGTCCGTCGCGACGAGAGCCTCCAAGATGAGGTCGTGAGGCGCATCCGCGTCTGGGAACTGGGTGGAGCCCTCGAAAGGCTCCACCCGCACAACCTTCACCCCATCGATCCTGCCTACGTATCTCATTTTTATACCTAAACATGGCGACCAGCCATCTGCGGGATGCAGGCCCAACTGAGATCGCTAATCAGACTAGGCATGACTACTAACACGCCCAGTCCGATTAGCATTCCTAATTAGGGCCGGATCTTGTCACTAATCGCGTAACCGGGCTCTTGATACAAGTCGTCTTGGCACAAGTCACGCGAGCCACCAATCAACCCGTTAACGCTCCCAACGATCCCGGTGGTCGCGCCGCCGTTGGCCGCGTTCGCGGTCACGGTGAGGACGACGCGAGAGAACGCCTTGACGCCTTCTAGATTGATGCGCGGCCAGTCAACCATGACGCCGTGCGCGCCCGCGAGGCCCGTCACGGCGACCACGGTGGCAAGCGTCCTGTGGGTGGTGTAGGCCCCGCCCACCGTATCCGAGTGATCGATCCGGCAAGCGACCTGGAGGTTGTCTGTGGCTGCGGCGCCCACGCCCGCCGTACAGGACAACATAGCGAACAGGCGCAGGCCCTGCCCGCTGATTGGGCGGAAGTCGGTGGACTTGCCCACGACGGGTGTAGCGCTGGTCATGGCCTGCGGGCGGATAGCAATCGTGGGCAAACAGTGATAGGCCGGATTCATTACTTGGGCACGGTTCGACATTCTGTGACTCTCTTTATTTTATAGGTTTCGGTATGAACAGGCTAGGGGGCAAGTCACTGTGACTTGCCCCCCACTAGATTAGAGGGTCATCCAGTCGATCGAATGGAGCCAGGAGGCCGCCTTGTCGTAGTGCAGCAACTGGTCCTGGTCCGTCGTCAGTAAGAGCGCGGTCGAATCCTGCGTGAACAGGTTGATCGAGGCGCCCAGGCTATCCGTGACCGTTGCCTGATCCGCCGTGGTGATCGAGTTGCGCCCCGAGTCCGCCACGGTGACGTTCGAGTAGTCGATTAGACCCATGAACGACGCCGTCCCGCCAACTAACTCGGCGCCGAGGCCCGTGCGAGGGACGGTGTCGGTAACGTCGAAGGGCACGCCGAACAGCGAGCCTGCGGAGATCATCTCAGACAAGAAGCGATACTGGCCGGAACCGTCGAGGATTGTCAGGAGGCCGCCTCGCACCATCGAGTTGAGCAACCATGCGCAGTTGCTAAGAGAGAAGTTGCCGGAGCCGTCGCCGTTGTCCCGCAGGAGCCGCGTCTGCATCCGAACGAGATCAGTGACAATCTCCTGATACGTCGCGTTAGCGCCCGCCTTGGTCCGGGCGACCCGCATGGATGGATCGGTCTGCTGATAGATCCCCAGGGGGCGGAACTCGGCACCCTCGCCAAAGTAGAACGCGCGCTGGCGCTCCAGGGCGCTCGACTTCTGAAGCTCCCCGAGGAACCACTGACGTAGGCCCGATATCTGGGACAGCGCCTCGTTCGACATGACCGAGAGCGCGCCGAGCTTCTTGAGCGTCATGTTTTGGCTGCCGAAGCCCGCCTTGGTCGCTAGGGGGGCGATCTGCTCCCCGATCCAGTACACCAGGGGGCGCGTGTTCTGCTTGGGGAAGCGCATCCCCCCCTTCGCCAAGACCAAGTTGCGGCCACGACGATACGACACGAGGTTCGCCCGCATATACTCCACAATCTCGGCGTTCACCTGTTCTGGGATCAACGCCCCGCCGTCCTCCATTGAGTCGGCGCGGAAGCTGCGCTCCAGGTGCGTGATCTGGCGCTCGCTGTAGAACGAACTGCCGTCACCCGCCTTGGTGGCCTTCATCTGGCGCACGATTGACTCGGGGGCGGTGCGCCCCTTCTGGCCAGCGAAGCGCGCGAGCGCGTCGATCTCGCAAGCCAACGTCTCCTCATCCCGCTCAACGGCGCGCGCCGTATAGACGCGCCCATTGTTGTTGAGGTTTCGCTGATCCGCGCGCTTGGCCTCCTGGCGAGCCGCGTCGCGCTCGGTCATCGAGCCCATGGCGCGCTCAGTTGCCTGACCCATCAGCTCGGTCTGCTGAGCGAGCAGACGCTGTTCGATACCCCCGACCGACTCCGCAAGATCCTTGAACTTGCGCTCGAAGAACGCCATGGGGTCTGGCTTGGTCACGGCGGGCGCCTGAACGTCCTCGTGGACGTTCACCGTGCGCGAGGACGTGGCGGCGATCATGGATGCCAAGAGTGCGGTCTTCTGCGCGCTGAGCGTCGAGGGCTTATTCACGGTGTGATCCTTTGGTGCTTATTATACGGGGAGCGTGAAGGCGTCCCATGGGTCGCTCACTTGCGGGGGTTCAACCTGTGGTGCCATATTCCGCATTCCTAAATCAGTCGCTTGCTGTAGGAATGCGCGCGCTTGACTGGCACCCATACCGAGAGCTTGCGCAGTCCGGGCGGAGTCCAGAAGCGCATTTCGGTTTGAGGGCACGGTAGCGATCGACCACTCCACGAGTTCGACCTTGCGAAACTCTACCCACCAATCCCCCGTCTCCTCATTCTCGACGAACGCCAGCTCACTAACCGTGGCGCCGATGGAAGCGGCCCTGATCACGCCCAATGAGATCATTCGATCAATCTTTGCGGCGAAGGGGTCCACGGACTCGGGCAGAAGCACGACGGTGGAGCGCAACATCTTGTCCGCGCCCATGGCCGCGCCGCCGCTCAAGCCCACAGGGAGATCCCCATACCTATGTGACCACAACACCACTGGGTTCGCGCGGTAAGCGTCCAGCTCCCAGGCATCCGGCAAGAACATTGTTCTGTGTCGGTCAAGGTCGGGAGTTGAGATCACGAACGTGCGCGCGGTTCCGCCCAGGTTCACGAGCCCCTGTTGGTCCGGGGTCAACGCCTCGTATAACACCTCCGCAGCTACGCGACGCGCCAAGAAGTCCGGGGAGGCGTCATCCATGAGCCTCCGCGTGCAGACGCCCTCAATCGTCGTCGGCGTCAGCGGCAGATGCTCCACCCTTGGACCCGTCACTAGCCTTGTCTCCACCAGGGGGCTTGTCTTGCTCTGTCTTGTCAGCATTGTTCGTCTCACTCTGGTAGGTAGTCGCTACATAGGGCGTGTCTCCGCCGCTGATCGGGGGGTGCCCTGACGCGGCGCGCCATTCGTTGACCGTGAACGCCTGTGGCGCCGAGACCATGATCTTGTGCTTCAACTCTAGGTCTTCGGGGATCGTAGAGGTTGGCACCAGGAGTCCGGGCAGATCCGGCCACTCGTCCATGAACTGCGTTTGCATCACGGACCAGAAAGCCGCGAGCCGGGGGGCGATCACGTTCTTTCGTAGGTGGTAGTCCGCCGCGTCAATCGTGGATCTGTTGGAGTTCTCGATTATCCCCAGGCACTCGGGTGGCAACGATGATACCTGAATCAACGTGTTACGCTCGAACTTGCGCACCTCTATCAACTCCGCATCTTTTAGCGATGAGCTGATAGGCTTCACGTCGATGTTGCCGGAGTAGAAGTGAACTCGGTGGGCGTTGTCCGCGCCCCTATTGGCGCTGTTCCACTTCTCCGCAGCGCGCTCCAGCTCAGTCTCGTTCGCGTCCTCGACTCCTATCAGAAGCGAGGGTTGCGCGGAGTTTCGGAAATAGGAGCCGAGGAATGAACTGGCGAACTCGTCGATATCGATCTCTGCGCCCACGACGCTGGCCAGACCTACGCCCTCGCCATGTGGGTCGCTGGGTCGGGGCGTCTTGAATACGATGAAATCCCTCTCGGGGATCTCAATACCTGCGTCAACGCCGAACCAAGAGTTCGTTTTATTGATCGAGAACCATGGTTCGTCCATCGTCGCAATGTGTCTGATCCAGGTGCGGGGCACTGGGTAAAGGCCGTTTGGCTTGCCGTCCCTGTCTCTTGACTTATATATGTAGCAGGCCCCCGTAAGTTCCTTGAGGCACCAGCAGGTATAGAAGAAAGAATAGCAATCCTGAAGCGGGTTCGGTTTGTTCAACACAACAAGCGCCGGATGCTCGAACTCCACCAGATCGAGGCGCTGCAAAGACGCGGAGTCCATGGCGCGACTGATCTTGTGGTCTAGCATCAGCCGCTCACGCTTGCTCGGGCCGACGGCCTTATCCTTCTTTCTGTACGCCCTCCATGGGACAAGGGCAGCTGTGCGCGCGATCAGGTCCACGGAGGCGAACAGCCACGGGTTGATCTCGAAAGCGTCGAGTCCAGCCTTGATGCCTGGATGCGCGCCGCTTGTCCCAGACGTGTGCGAGGACGCCACGCCTTTATTGACTACCTTTGCAGGTACGTCTTTGAAACCGCGCGTCTCCGAACTAGGCCCCCGGAGGATTCTTTGAATTAGGCCCATCGTCGGTAAGGCTCTTGTACAGGTCCCGCGTCTCCCGCACCAAGAGCGCGGCGAACACGAGTACGATTGCATAAACAAGCGTGGCGCCAAAGAGGGCACAGGCTATCAAGGCATATGAACCCGCTACATTAACCATCCTGTTCCTCCACTGAGAACAGTTCTGCGGCTTGGGCAGCCGTGAGAGGGATCACCAGATGGACCACGGGGCCAGCGCCCGACCCATCTAGGATAAGACTGCACTCTAGCAGCGGCAGACTTTCAGTTGTGGGCAGGATAGCGATGGGCTTACCCTCGCTATCTACTATAATCTTCATTGTTATCTCCGCGCAACAAATGTGCTGCAAGTAGTAGGGCCAGAAACAGGGCGCAGGTGCTACACAAAAGCGAACCCTTTACGACGCTTGATCGTGGAGTAGGCGCCAGCTGCGGCGTCTACTTGGTCTTTATAGTCACCGAAGGGCGCATCCGAAACCTCACACAAGAACTCCTCATTCCAGGGGGCTCGCAAGTAATACACGTCACCGCCACGAGCGGCTGCCGCGAACGGCCCCCAACGCGCGGTCTTTTCGCCCGTGGGTCTGTCACCCTCGAACTTGAAGCCTGTTAGAGCATTCCTATACGCCTCGATCACGAACTTTCCAGAAGCTCCCGGCTCTTGCTCGACTCGTATATCTACTTGCCCCCAGTTCGCTGCGTCGTCGTGCGCCACCTTGCTAATCGCCTCTAGGACTTCCCCCGGGCTCTTTCGGAAGCGAGACACGTCCAGAACCCAGTTCCGGCCCTGGGTGTCTTCTCCCAGGAGTACTCCTGCGGTCCAACACGCGCGGTAGCCGTTGCGCTCCAGCTCGCCCGTGCCCGCAAGATCCCAGTAGCGCACTAGACGGCGCCACTTCTTAGGCAAATCGGAGGTCGTAAGCGGCTTGAACCAAGAGCGGTCGAAGATTCGATCACCTTCCTCAACGTCCCAGTTCCCATGCAGGAGGCGCGCTCTCTGGACCGATCCCAGGGAGTTGAGCTGTTGCACATAGCTCGGATCGTTCAACATCAAGGCCCTGTTATCGTAAATCGTGGACCGAATGAACGTGCAGCTCTTTGGATCGCGCAGGGGGTCACCCGTTATCTCCAGCTCGTGCGGCAACACCCAAAGGATCTTGTCTTCGCGCATAAAAAAATAACGCACCTCACCGCTGGCGGCGGGGTGTGAGTACTTGGGATCTATCCAGGGAGCCAGCCAGTCCCGGACCCAGCCGGGCTCCGGGTTGCACGTGGCGCGGATGCGCGGGGGCGTCGCGCGCGGATCACACATGCCGAGTCGGTTTCGTGAGAACAGGTATACGAACTGCTCCTTAGAGAAGTGCGGCACCTCATCAAAGCCTATAAAGGGGTACTGCGCGCCTTGGTGCTGATACTTATCAACCTCATGCTGCATATGCGAAAACACCACCTTGCTCTTGTACTTAGGCCATGAGATAGTTGAGGATGACGAGTTGATTTCGATACCGGGCAGGGAGCTATATAACTCCACGGCTGTATCCCACAGACCCCCGGCGTTCTTAATCTGTGGGTTGGTGCGCCTGAAGATCACAGCTGCGTACCCTGTCCTTTGGTAGTCGCGCAGTGCTTCGAGCAGGAGGGCGTAGGTCTTGCCGCCACCCGCCGCACCTCCGTAGAACACCAGGGAGGCGCTTGAGGCGCAGAACTCGGTCTGCGGCCCTGGTTGGGGTGCTAGCTTCAACTCTCGTCCTCGTTGGGGGCTTGTGTCAGCTCCAGGAGTCCGGCGTCGTTTCTGAGCGCGGGGAGAACAAGAAGGGACACCACGGCTTGCCCGAGACCCTCGCCCATCTCCTTAAAGCCGCTCTTGGGCGCCATCGTCGGGGCGAGGGCTTGAATCAAGCGGTCGTTCGCCTTCCAGTCCTTCCGCGCCTTCGACGACATGGAGCTAATC